CACCATCTTATCATTACCCCTTGACGGCGTAAACTCTTGAACAGGGATTCCCATCGCCCTTAATTCAAAAATAAGTGGCGCTCCTGAAGCTTTGGCCTCAACGATGAACGCATCTGGCTCCCACTCTTTATAATGATTGAAGGCTTTTTCCTTAAGCTCAGGAAATTCCATTCGCCTTTTAAAAGCATCAAGCAAAATAATGTTGGCGTCATTTGGGTTTTCGTTCAGATAAAACACACCCCAAGTCGTACACGCTGAATAGTCAGACCGCTCGTTCTTTGTGAACGCCGTATCCCATGACTGAATTAGAAACTCACACTTCGGTGGGTCATCTTCTTTCCACTCTTTCCACCACTCCCGCTTAACAATTGCGCCTTGTTCGCTGGTCGGGCTCTGCTGATACTGGGCATTCCACTTAGATGCGGGAAGTTCAGATCTCAGGGCGTCCAGCTCTTCTAGGCTCCAGAACTCTGGCCATAGGGGTTTGCCTGATGGAAGGATTGCAGGGAAGTCAATTACCTCCCAATCGTCATTCCCGTCTTTCTCTATCGAGGACTGTAGGATCCGGCCCGTCAAGTCTCTCTTGGCCCAGCGTGTCATCACGACAATAATCGCACCTCCAGGCTGGAGACGCTGGCGCGGGCCAGATGTGTACCACTCGTAGACTTTGTCAAAGACTGATGGATCTCCAGAGGCCAAGGCGGCTTCTTGTTCAGAATGTGGATCGTCAATAATCAGTAGATCCGCACCCTTACCGGTCACTGTACCGCCGACCCCGATCGCAAAATACTCTCCGTTTTTATTCGTAGACCAGCGTCCAGCGGCTTTGCTGTCTGAGCGCAAATTTACGTTAGGGAAGATTTTTGAGAACGGCTCACTGGCCACTAAGTTACGCACCTTACGGCCAAATCCTACGGCAAGTTCTGCTGTGTTCGAGCACTGAATAATCTTCTTACTAGGATCTCTTCCAAGAAACCAAGCCGGCAGCATATACGAGGCAAACTCTGACTTAGTGTGCCGTGGCGGCATATTGATGATCAGGCGCTTGATCTTTCCTGTTGCTATATCTTCAAACTTCTTAGCCATCACTTTATGGTGCCGCCCGTCGATGAAGCCTGGCCACATGGCGTGGGCAAACTTGATGAAATCGTCAAAGGCTTCTTCCCGCTGTTGGCTGGCTTCTAATGCGTCAAGGTCATCTAGGTAAGAGGCTTGTTCGTTAGAAGGCATTGCAAAGAATGTCTCTGCGGCTTCGAGAGCTTCTTCTTTGGGTAGGTTAAGTGCAAACATCACGCGCCTTACAAACAGGTCGCGCTCCTCTTGCATCTCCATCTCTTGTTTTTTATTCATTAATAGTTACAACCAGTGACTTCTCATGCTTTACAAATGACACCTTGTCCATGGCGCTGAACAGTTTATTCACTGTCTCCATCGTAGGGTTGCCACCGTTCTCAGCTCTAGCAATCGTAGGCGCAGATACCCCAGACTTTTTCGCTAAGTCTTGGGTGCTAAAACCCATCGCCGCCCTACCCACTTTTAATGCTAATCCAATGTTCATGGCAAGTTCCTCAAACTAATATAAGACGGCCTAACACTTCTGGCGGAGTTCTTCGCTCTCTTGCATATCCCCAAGTCACAAAGCTTCTTCACAACCCGATGAACATTCCCGCGCCCCTTGTCTCCAGTGTGGAACATGATGTCATCTATAGAAGGCCCATATCCATAGTTCCTCCAATACTCATCTATCACAAGGAACACAGTCCTCTGCTTCTCAGTCATACACGCCCCTATACACGCCTCTAATGTTTTCTGAATCATTTGTAAGTTTCAAGTCAGTTTCACTATATCAGCTGATATAGTGGGCCAAATGGAAAATATATATACCCCCCACCACTTTTTGTATAGAAACACATAGGGGGGGTCATTCCTTATCAAAGTCAGTTACGACATCGGTAATTTCAGAAGGGGTACCCCCACCGAATTTTGTTGGTGATTGAATGAGTGGAATAGTATGTGAAGGCGCCCCTGCCGCGAGCGGGCCTTCAGGCGTGGCCACCCCTGCGGTGGGGTCTGCCTGAGCCGGTTTTGCGTGGCCGTCCCCTCGGATTTCTTCAAGCAGCTCGAGCCCATCACTGGCCTTGGCCTCTACATCAGTGGCCTTCCCTATGCGTTCGAGCAATCGGGTGCGGATGTCTGAGCTCTTATGGATGATCACGGACTCTTTGCGCTCAAGGAAGGCCCCGACTTCAAAGAGCTGGCCGATCAGGGCTAAAGCTTTCATGCGCTGGGCCGGTGGGAAGTCTTCATCTAACGAGTGCTGCACCAGCTGTTGCACCAGAAGGGCCTTCAATTGTCCGGGGGTTCGATGTTTCTCAGCCTCAATCGCCAGCTTATAGGCTTCAATCTCCCTCTGGATTCTCCCATCTCGTGCAAGCTCATATGGCTTACTGGCCAATGTACGCTTAGTTGCATCTGGCTTATATGCTTTCCGGTATGCGTTAGCCTTAGTCTCACCCAATGCCACGGCATGAGCAAAAGCTTTCATCTTCCCTGTGATCTTGGGTTCTTTCCCCTCCCCTGAACTCAATAAGCTTTCGATAGGAACCTGAGCAAGGCCGGCTTTTATCTGCGCGCGCGTTAACTTTTCTGGCATGGTGTTTTTGTGGGTACAAAATAAGAATGAGCCGAAGATAACAAAAGCAGCAAACCAATGCAAACCACCACGGCCACCAGCTGGGCCCACACAATCCCCTCGTGTTTTGCCCTGGTGATATTGGCCACTACATGAACCCAGCTCAAACCAATAAACAACACGGCCGAAAATATTTTGTAAAAAGATGCCGAAACCCCCTTGACAGGTCAACACATGAATGTGTGTAATCGTTATTCATGTTTTATTTACCAACGAAGAAAGGGTTATGTATGCTCACAATCACAAAGCGCATAGACGAGCTGGGCCTTGCGTCCTACTCATTAGATGGCCGAATAATCGACCACGATAACCAGCCTGTAGATGTTGCTGAATTCTCATTCAAGGCCGACAGCATAGAGGCCAGCGCCGCCTACTATGTGACGCACTTTGACAATGTCGCAATTAAGCGCGCAATCGTTCACGATGCACCGATCAACACAAAGCCGCTTTATCTAATCGCCTGCAGTAATGCCAAGCTGGCCCACAGTGCACCAGCTGGCCAACTCTACACCGGCCAAGCCTTCTAGCTGGCCACCGCGGCCGCCGAGCGCGCCGGCGCCGATGTAATCATTTTGAGCGCCTTACATGGTGCAGTTAACCCAACGCGAGAGCTGCAACCCTACAACAGAGCATTGGCCGCGATGAACCGCCAACAGCGCAAGGTTTGGGCCGGCATGACCGCCCAGCAATTGCAACAGCACAAAGGCCGGCCGGTAACAGTGCTGGCCGGCAAACACTACGCCGCCGCCGTTGAAGGCTGGCCCAATGTATCCCTACCCCTCGCCGGCTTAGGCATTGGCCAACAGCTGGCCGCCCTTAAATCCTTAAACACCTGAAAGGCAAACCATGAGCTATCCATTCAAATCCCACCAGCCGGGCCACGCCCTACCTTTCGGCATAGAACACGCCGCCGACCCTGAAGGGGAAACCATCCTACACGCTGAATTTTTCGCCACTGAGGCCGAACGCGATCAGCAATTTAATTTCTGGATTAACTACAACGAGGCCTAAACATGGAACCGATGAAACACCACCGCCACCGCATAACCTACAGCCCAGCGGCCGAGAGGGCCGAGGCCCGCGCAACAGCTGGGGCCGATCTTGTGGCCGTTCTTTTATTCTCCGGCGCCCTCACAGTGGTTGCGCTGGCCTATTTCGACATTCTCACAAAGGGGCTTTAAATGCTTTATACATTCATTCGCAACAGTGGCAACCGCAAAACCGGCCCGCTTCCAGTCACCTACAATTTGCGCGACACTTGCCCGCCCGGCTGTGCACTCTATCGCTCTGGCTGTTATGGTGAAGACTTTTTCACCCGCGTGAGCTGGGACAAAGTGCCAGAACGCGGCGTTCCAATTGACCAGCTGGCCGGCCATGTTCAAAGCTTGCCACCGGGCCAAGTGTGGCGCTTTGCTGTGGTCGGAGACTTACCCGGCAAAGGTGAAAAGGTAGACGCCTATGAGCTGGGCCAAATTGTGAAAGCCAACAAAGGCCGGCGCGGTTTCACCTACACCCACAAACACAGCCCCGAGGCCTTGAGCTGGGTCAAACACGCCAACACTTGGGG